GTTGAAGGTAGTCCAGGTTGTAAAACCAAGACCAGTTTGTGAGCCAGGAGTCCCATTGTAGGGCTCGTATGGATTGTAGCTGCCAGTCACTGCAAAAAAGCCCCCTTTCGGGGGCAATTACTGAACCACAAAATCAAGTTCTGTCCCAAATATTGACGGTCAGTTCCACTTCAATTTCCTGGACGTTTCCGCTGTCGCGATCAACGTTGGCAGTAGTGATTGATAGGAATTTACAACCGTAGCAGGTGTACGCGCCACCGGCTGGAGCAGATCCTGTACCAGTACAGTCCCTAGGGGTTACTGTAACGGTAACATCTTGACAATTGTAGTTTAACCAGAAGTTCTCTAGTTGCTTGAAGATCGTAGGATCATACGGAGCAGTAAGAGTAACATTATCTGCAGTTCGTGGGCCAACGACATGGTACTTTCGGTTTCCAGTGCCATTGGCGTATTCGCTCTTTTCTGAAGAATCTTTGATACCACTGAATTTTGTAAAAACAGCGATTAAAGACACCCCGTTGGGAGCTACGAACGATACCTCGTATTGCGACTTTGTTAAAGGTCTGAGAATTGCCATGGGATCACCTCTTTATTTCCTATCCTTATCAGGACAAGATGTTGGTGATCATAGCGCCAGAACCGATAAGACCAGATGCACCGAGGCCAACCAAGTTAACCACACGTTCGATGGTGATTTCAGCACGCACGACACGGCGTTCGCGAATGTAGTACTCGGGACGGACGGCTGGGGTACCTGTCAACTGATAAGTATAACTGAAGGCCGGAGTCGCAGCATTAGCACCACCCGCAGGCATGATCGAATCAGAAGGACCGTTGGGGCTGTAGAACAGGAGGATGCCATTGGCGGGGAAGACAGGCTGCAAGGAGCCGTCGTTGGCCAAATAACGCCCTTCAGCTACGCGCAGGCCACGCTCAAGACCGAAGTAGCGAGCGATGACATCTGTGTCGATGCTATCGGCGGAGGTGTACTTGATACGATCAAGGATCGCTTCGTTGGTCAGCAAGAGGTCGAAAACTGAAGTTCCAAGAACAGCAGAGTTCGGACGAATGCCGATCTGGTTGGCAACAGCACGCTTCAGGGTCAGGATGTCCTCAATGGGATTAGAGGTTGCACCAGACCATGCGGCAGGGCCAGTGGCTGTGCCATAAGCGGTGTTGAAGGTAGTCCAGGTTGTAAAACCAAGACCAGTTTGTGAGCCAGGAGTCCCATTGTAGGGCTCGTATGGATTGTAGCTGCCAGTCACTGAAACAGCTTGAGCAACGGTGTACTCGTAGCTGTTCATTAGCCTAGACATCGCATTGCGAGTCTCGATGGCGCGTAGATCCACTTGTGCAGGACCTTCCCCTGCGTTCTCGATTACCTCTTCAGGCAATTCCCATGCGACCACTTCCTGCTCCAGAGCATAAGGCTCGGAGTCGTAACGGCTTTGGACGTAGGGGATGTTTGTACCGTAAGCACGACGGAAGTCGTTGATAGCAAACTGTTCCTTACCGAAGCGCAGGATACGTCCTGCACGAGTTGGCGTGTCTACCACCGGTGCTATGAAATTCGCAATGTTGGTAGACGGTAGCATGAAACCTTGCGCGAGGGTGGTGAGAATGGGATCGACCCCTGCGTAGGTCTGTTGTAGATTCATCATAATAGATGATTTCCTTTTCTAGGTTGACTTCAAAGATTGCGTTGGCAATCTAACCCAAAAGTCCGAAAACTTCGGGGTCACTGTAGTTATACCCACACTTTGCTAATGGAAGCCTAACTATAAAAAAGGAGCCCCTTTCGGAGCCCCATAGTAAAAATTCAATCAGCAATCAGTTGAAAGTCGCAACAACCAAGGTACGACGACCGATCGTAACAATCTCACGAATAAGTGGAGTGGTACCATCTAAGGTAACGTTCACACCGCTGTTGGCGGTTGGGAGCGCTTTACCGTCGGTGCCAACCGAAAGGCGGCTACCAATGGTAAAAGCAGCGACAGCCGAAGCGCTAACTTCGACGATCAAAGAGCCGCTACTGGCGACACTAACTTGACGGGCAGTTTGAGGTTGAGATAGTGCAGTCGGGATGTAAGACTGGCTAACACCTACGATAGCCCCGGTAAAGGATGTTAAATTACCAGGGGAGCAAACCTTATTAGCCCCGGCATAGGTTGCTTGAGCGACAACCGAAAATTCGGGGATTTCGACTACGCCAATACTACCAGCTTGGTTGTCGGTAGCGGCTTGCCAGGTGGAAGCATATCTGATGTACTGTTTTGCGTAAACGGGTGCAATGTTTAGACTCATGATCTTTTTCTTAATATGTGTTGACTTTTGGTTTACTCTAGGACTTGTTTTTCACCTAGCTGATGTGATAATTGGTTTTACCCCCACTTACGTGGGGTTGCTGATGGGCTACCGGTAATTGACCAGACATCTACATCTGCCATAGCATCTGCATCTCTGCCCAGGAAGTGGTAGGGAACCGATTGGCTGCCAACCTAGCTTCTCGTATTCTTTGCATTCTTTGCAAGTTTTTTTGTCCTTTTTGGCAACTCGCATCATTTCCTTGTGGCCCTGTTCTTCCTTCACTAGGTAATCACCCAGTTGAAAAAATGCGTAAGCTGGGGTAACAAGGTAGCGAGAAACCCTAGAAAAAACCCCTTGCCAGGTTTGCCCCACACCGGAATCAATCGAATTCTGTATGGCATCCTGAACCTCAGGATCTTCCGAATCGTAATCAGGATCATCAAGGATGTCCCAATCATAGTCGCCAGATGGACCTTTGGAGGCAAAATCCATTTCGTCACCGACTATAGAGATTGCATTATTTTCAAATCGGGCCTTTGTCACATCGAGGAATTTAAGTAATGGTGGCACCAATTGTCCGACAACTGTTGGCCATGCTTTTTCCAATTTTGCTTTAGGCTTCGATGATGCTGACCCAAGGTAGACTCCTGCCAAAGATGCCTCTAAGGTTTTGTCAACCATGGCACGAGAAAACTCGTCCCACTTTATGTCTTTGTCCTTAAGAGACTTAACTAAAAGCTTAGAATCCCTGAGCATCATGCTCTCTAGGTTCCCGATGGTTTTAGCTTTTTTGGCTAGCGATTCGGCATTAGAGAAAAAATCTCCCCTCCTTTTAGTGACAGAGCCAATTAAGGAAAGGAGATCCATTTAGCTCAGTTAGAAGTCCAAAGGCAAGTTTTGATGGCTTCCAAGTAGTCGGAGGCTTCACCGCGTTTTACCATTTCAAGGGCCCTTTCATGGGGGTCCATGTTTTCTAAGGTTGCTTCAAATGCTTTGTCTTCCGGTCCAACAATTTCTCCAAAATGCACCATGCTTGGCAGGCGATTTAAGATTCCAAAGAGTTTAGACGTTGGTGTTTCACCTTCGGAGAATTCCAAGGTTCCAAATTCTAAACCTTCGCAGAAACTTTGCAAATCATCTTGCTGAATGATGGCATTGGTCAGTTTGCCGTCGCTATAAAGATTCTCAACGTAGTGGGAAATCCTTTGTTTATGGGCATGGACTTTCTGCTCTTCGAATTCCTTCTTGAGCCTATCGTTTTCTTTCTTAAGGGCTTCGATCTCCTTGTAGATTTGGGCTGGGAACCCTGTAGGACGGGCTTGACCGGCAGAACCCATTCCGCTATACTTAACTTCTTCTTCCCCGTCAGAACAAGCTCCCATGGGACCCTTAGGCTCCTTATAAGTCGAACCCTTGCCTGTTACGGTCATCGGGTCTCCCTCTTCTGCTGCCTTTTTACGGCGGGACATTTCACCTTCAGCATGATTGACGGATGCCTTCTCACCGGACTTCTGACGAACAATCCGGACCTTATCACTTTGGGTAGCATCCTTTAGGTCAACTGCCATATCGAGGTCATCAGGATCTTCCTCAGAGCGAGTTGGGAAATCAGTCGGGCCACCCTCGCGGCCACGGGGGGCTTTACCACTGGAAGTCTTGGCGGATTTCGGTTCTCGGCCGACTCCCTCTTCATCAGGCTCACCACCTTCGGCATGGTCGGCAATTGGGCCACCTTTGAGTGGGGGTCTTTTGTCGCTAGATGATTGGTGAATGACGCGGGAAGTTTTGTTACCTTTAACTGATTTGACATCTACTGCCATATCGAGATTGTCGGGGTCTTCCTCAGAAAGGTTAGAAACTGGGGTGGGCCCTTCGCTGCGGCCATGGGGATCTTCCCCATCAGAAGTTCCAGGACGTTGCTTCTCTGGGTACTTGGTGCTGGCATCGTCGTACTGATCGTTGTTTCTATCTTTGGCCATAGTATCTTGACCAGCCCAACGACCTTCCTGACTATTGTCACCATCTTCCTCTCTGGCAGTTTTTAGGCGGTCTTCGTCTTGTTCGCTATTTTTTGCAGTTTTGAGACGGTCCTCGTCTTGTTCACCATCGCTGGTTACACCATCGCGGTCTTCCTCTGGGGCTTTACCAGCCTTTTGACGGGCTCCGTAGCTATCATCTTTGGATCGGGCAGTAACTGAGCGGCCAGTAACTTTATCTCCGGTTTCACCTTTGTGGGTACCAAAGGATACTTTCCCATTAGATGCGGTTTTGTGACTAACTTCGTCGTACTCTAGTTCATTGTACTCTGAATCCTCGTCATCCATTTCCTCTTCGTCCATGTCCGTTTCGTCCACAGGTTGACTGGGGGCTTTCTTTTTCTTGGACTTGGAAACTTCCTTATGCTGAGAATCAATACCTTCCTCAAATACTTGCTCAACAACCTGAACTTCCTGGCCACCAGCTCCTTTAGAGACACGGCGCTTAATGCCTTCCTCGAATTCGGTGCCTTCGTCTTCTGATTCATCTTCAGGAGATTCCATAGGCATTTTGGTCATTTTGCCTTTGACTTTTTCGGCGTATTTGGAATCTTCTTCCATTTCTTCTTCAGGAGATTCCATGGCTTCTTCCTCAGGTGATTCTTCCATCATTTTGGACTTTTTGCCACCTTTGGTAACTTCCTTGAACTCCCCGTCTTCTTCGGTATCATCAAGTTTGGCTTTGGGAGAAACTTTTGATTTGGGCATTTTTGGCTTGTTTTCTGGTGCTTTGGTTTCTAGATTGGCTACTTCTTGAGTAGACTCAGTGATTTCAGCGCCTTCGCGCCCCAAGTTCTTTTTCATTTCAGAGAATTGCTGATTAGGGTTATCGGGGTTGGCGTTTTGATCCGCCGAATTTGTAGTTTCAGGTTGTTGGCCTTGGCCGACATCCGATTCTGTTTGTTGGTCCTGGTTTTGTTCTAATTGCTGTAGGGACTGATTGACTTCACTTTTGACTTCATCTAGTCTTTCTTTTAGCATTTCTAGGGGACTTTTTTCTATAAGCAGCGTCGGTCCTAAGTCCTTATCAAAAAGTTGGTCAGGGGACAGGGCTACTGCAAAGTCGAAAACTCCCTCTTCTTCGCTAAAAGAGAATGGCTCCAAGCCTTTCACAGCTGGGGGTGCAGCTCCGAGCAATGCCAAATGCCTTGCACTCCACTTGCCTTTGTGTGGGTTAATGGGGGAATCGGGGGAATAGAAGGAAATGGAAACTTTCCTATAATGACCACCTCTAACCAAGTCCTTAGCTACGTCCGTAAATTCTACATCTGCATATAAGTCATCACCCTTTTGAGAGAATCCTTTAATCCACCCGTAAGCAGGTACGCTGTCGTTATCTCCAGAGTGGCCAATTACAAGGGGGGCTGAATGGACTTTGGGGTCATATGAGTTTGCAACTTCCTTAAGGTCGTCAGCAGAGAAGTTTCTCTGCACACCCTGTGCGCTAGTTTGGGGGCCAGCTTTAAATACGTGGACTTTTTTTGAGAACACTTT